TAAAATTAATGCCATAATTAAAATTACACTTAAAACTACTCCTGCCATCATTATCACCCTTTCTATATACCAATATAAACCTATTATACAATATTATTATAAATTATGACAATTCCTCTATTAAATACCGTACTATTCAATTTTCAAAGATCATTTATTAAAGGACCATTTAAAACAATATCTAAATTTGTAATCCCCACTACTTTTAATAGCCTGTCCAAAGGTCCTTTCTTTAATATTTTTTATTTATATAAATGCCCTAAAGCATTAATAGCAAACTATCCTATAATTTCTCTTAATATATTAAACTTTTCTTTACCTTTTTGAGCTCTTATACTCTTACCATCACTTACTACTGGTGTACACATTTCCATCAGCCTGTCATAAGTTCTTTTGTGATACATATTTTCCAAGTCATTAATATTAATATTTGTTGTTATAATTGTTGGTAATGAATTTCTATACCTGCTATCAATAATGTTGTATATTTTAGATGCTGACCACTCATTTTTTTGTTCAGTACCTAAATCATCAATTATTAATAAATCTGCATTAGATAAGCTCTTTAGTATAGTTTCTTCTCCCTCTTTTCCATAAGAAGAATATGTCTCCTTTATTCTTTCAAGCATTTTATTAATACTTACACAAATTGTCGGCGTTCCTCTTAGCATTAAATAATTAGCTATACAAGCAGTTGCATGAGTTTTCCCATTACCAGGTGCTCCGTATATTAATAAACCTAAATTGTTTTCTTTAGCTTTAGTAAAGTTACTAGCATATTTACTACATATGTTAAAAATCTTTTCTGAACCAATATCATGATTCCAATTTTCAAATGTGCATTGTTTAAATTTTTCATCCATTAAACTATTTTTAAATATGCTATTTAATCTAATTTGCTTTTCCTTATTCTCATCTTCAATTGCTTTTTCCTCTAGCTCTTTCTTTCTACAACTACAAACTATAGGAACTCTTCTAAGAACATTTAGAATTACAATATCTTTTTGAATTGGATCTCCACACTTTTCACAAACTTTTATAGTAGTATCATAATCCAACCCATTCATCAGACTTTTCCCTATTGTTGTTGCTAGTAATTCTGCTACTTCCATCACTTTCACTCCTTCCTTTTGATAACCAATTTTGTAATATTCCTAAAACATATTTATAATTATTAATTTTCCCTCTATTCATAGCTTCGGTTGCTGCATCTATTAACCATTGTTTGCTATAAACTTCTATATCACTAGATATTTGCTCCATTAACATTGCATTTACTATAAAGCCACACTTTTCAAAATGCTTAAATACATCTAAGTCTTTTTCTATACTACTACAACTATCCTCAGTTATCTCTTCTAGGTTGTTCTTATCTATCCTATCCTTACCTATCCTATCCTTACCTATCCTATCCTGTGTATCCATAGCGTATCCATCATGTATACAATTTGGATACAACTCATTTTTAACCTTAATTATCTTATTTTTTATCAATTTTCTTCCAGTTTCTTCTAAGGTGTAAGATTTATTTTCATCTATATTTAGCGTAGATTTTTCAAACTTATAATTTGTTTCAGTATATCTATCATTTTGAATATAATTATGAATTCTCCAATGTTTAATTACCACAACTCCTGATTCAAAAGGTAGTAAAAATTTCTTTGCTATTAATAACTTTAAATCATCATCTCCACATCCTATCATTCTTTGAATTTTCTTAGAATTATTTATGAATCCATCATCATCAGCCCTCATACTAAGATGAAAATATAATGCTTGTGTACTTAAGGGCATATCTAGAAAAATATCACTATCTATAATTGTTTTTGCAAACATTCGTCTTTCTGCCATTATTACATTCCTCCTTCTACTATCTATAATTTTTATATATTTTATGCTATACTTATAATTGAATTTTTAGGTTTGGACTTACCCTGTTTAATAACTTGTTAAGGTAAGTCCTTTTTAAATACCCATAAGTTTTTAAAATATACATGATAAAAAACTATCATGTCCTCTAGCTCTTCAAAAAATAAATAATCTTTTGGATCACAATTATTATTTATCAAAACTCTTTCTCTTTTCTTGTTAAATTCCTTAATTCACACATTTAACATTCATTCTCCTCAACTTTCTCTGCTCCAAACAAACTACCTTGTCCAACTCTTGGCTAATAGCAACAGTTCTTTCATCGGTCAGTCTATACTCATCAATAGCTTTATGAAGTTTTTCTCTTAACTCTTTCATGCTTACCTCCTAATTCTCTTTATTAGCTTGTCTACTCCATCTAAAATAGATGCAATTATTAACACTAGGGGCATTACAAATGTGCATATGCCCCATATATTTAAACATTCCATAGATTCCCCTATTCAACTTCTTGAGCAATTCTTTCTAATTCTGTAATTGCAATACCTAATGTACCTATTGCCAGTTTTCTACCTTTCTCATCTTCAGAATCTTTACATTCTAGTTCTATATAATTAGCCATCATAGACTTTAATACTTCCACTGTTGCGTCTTTTACCTCATAATCTAAAAGAGCTCCACTATTGGACAATAATTGTATTCTTCTTTTAATATTTCACTTTCACATCTTGGACATTTATTCATTTTTAATTCCTCCTAATAAATAACTAATATATAATTTTTATAAACTTCTATATGTTTATCTTTATATTTCTTTGTTAAAGATATCTTCTCTTTAAACGTTTTATATGGTATTGCAGTACATACTTTATTGCCTATCATTTAAACCACGTCTTTAAAATTAATTTGATTATTAACTCTTATAATTTCATCTTTAAGCATGAAAGGTACTTTATAATCTGCATTATCTCTCTAGCTTTAATTAACTGACACCTTTTGATAGCTTCGTATCTGGTAACTTGAAATTCTCTCTTTAATTCATGTTGAATATCTGCATAAACCTTGCCTCTTAGGCTATTATTCTTATAAGCTTGACTACCTTTACCACCTAATACTTCTATCCCTTTTTTTCTAACTAAAGCCTGGAGCTCTTTACATTCAACATTAAAAAGTGGCATACCATCCTTAAGTTCTTTAACTTCTACCTCTAATTGTTGTTGCTTATGATCTAATGCAAATATAGCTTGTACCTCTTTACTTAAATGTCCATAAGGATTTTTAATAGCTTGTTCCATTTTATTAAATGCTTCTATATACTTAAGCTTCCATTCTAATGCCCTTGAACCTGTAAATCCCATTACCAATAAACTAAAACCATCTCTAGTTAATAAATACTCTGTATATTCATTCCCTCTATGTTCAAATTTGCTTTCTATCATCATTTTTTTAACCTCCGAATTTTCGGCAGTTAAATTTCTAATAGTATCACAAATATGACTATGTCTTTTTCCAAAATCTTCGGCAATTTGTCTACTTGTTACTACTAATTCTCCATCTTTTTTTATTACTACAATATCTTTATGTATATGTTTAATATTTTCCACTTTATTTTCCTCCATTATATTTTTTTCTACAGCATTTTTCGCATATCTGACAATTTTAAAAGGCTTTTCAGCCTTACTTATCCTATTCTTAAATATTATTTATTAGAACAATCTTTATCATTTTTCTGCCTCAACTCATACTTATCCCCTACCTTTATAAAATCTTTTTGTGTCCATCCCCTTTGTTTAAAAACTTCCGTTGCCCAGTTTTCCCCAAAAGTAATTTCTAAAGCATTAACTAAACCCTCATAGTATCTTTGCGAAATTTCTTTTATCTTTTCTGGATCTTCAACTGGATTTAAACAAATTGCCTTAAACTTACTTCCTGGCATTGTAAATACTTCTGTTCCTATCCCCATATTTTTACCTCTATAATTTTTATTTATATATACTATTCACTTTTTAAATTTGATGTACCTAAGTATTCTCCAATATTATTAATTCCTCTTA